TATTTTACGAAGGTTTTTTTAAACTGGGGGAAACCCGAAGGACGGGACAAGTGCTTCGCACTTGGAACTCTGGTTCTTACAAAGTGGGATGCACTTGGGAGGAAATTTGTTTATGGAGTCGGGACGGCGGGCCACTCAACACCCGTGAGTTTCCCATCTTCATCGAGATCCGGTGAAGACATACCCGGGAGGTCGCGGAGGTGTTGGCGGTAACGACCCCATTTTTTACGGGTCTCTGGATTTATGGGGTAATCCCACATTACGTACTTATCTGTGGAAGGAATCAATGCGTCCCTCTCTGAGCGGAGTTTAGTCATGGCATCGACTTTGCGTTGTTCTATGACTTTTTGAGCAGCAATTTCTTCTGGGGGTCGTGGACCGGTTGTAATAAGAGTGTCCTCCATATAGTATATATTTACATTTTTAATGTATCTAATCGTTTTGGAGGGTCTGGTAATTCTGTGGTCATGTTAGATTGTTGTACTACTCTCAAGTTACCTATATAGTTCGCCCATTCACTTTGTTGGTGTCTCGATAATTCAGACCAGACTGAAATGGCGTATTTATCAGCTTCATCTATGAGTTCATTGATTTTGGTATTACGAGCATTTCTTTCTTCATCATCTTCATCTACAATTTGACACGAGATACATATATCATGTCTATTCATCGTGTTTTATGATATACTTGATGTTATAATTTTGTAATAACGACGTAGCCGGCATCGTTGTTAACACCTGAAGAATTTGACTGACTGGAACCCGAGTTGTATGAACCACCACCACCACCACTTACGCCATAAACTCCACCAGCACCGGACCCGGTGTAGTGAGACCCCGAGCCTCCACTATAACCACCACCACCAGCACCACCATACATCCCGGAACCACCACCACCACACCCAAAACCTCCTTGTATACCGGTGGTGGTTTGTGAACAACCACCACTTACTCCTCCCCCACCCCCATTAATAAAGCTTTTCCCCGAACCGGCGTTGCTAGTGAGCTGAGTATAATTCCCTCCCGTAGCATTGGAGCTATTCGAAGACCATCCATTGGTGTGAAAACCCCCACCACCCGCACCCCATCCACAATCACCTGTTGTATGAGTATGTTTACCGCCATTACCACTGGAATCGGCGTGTTCGGAGAAATTATAACCACCTTCATTAGTGGTCAAACCATGACCAGCAGCCGTACTATTCGCGCTAGCATAGCCAGCCCCCCCCCCTCCCCCTGCAATTACTAATATTGACGCATCTGTATTATAAGGTGACTTAATAACACCCGTTCCACCTCCTCCGTATCCTGAGTCCTCTGTGGCTGTTCCAACATCAGTTGGAAGTTGTCCCACAGCTATTTTTAGAATTTCTCCCCTAGTCAAAGTAAAAGTACCCTGCATTTTCGCACCTTTACCATGTCTATTGTTTGAAACCGTTGCTGATCCATGTGTACCACCCCTTGCCCCATACGCCTCAATCTGATACGACCCTGTAATAGGAACAGTCCATTCCTGTATTCCTGCCGTAACGTTCAAATTACTGGTATAATCCGTCCAGTCCGGTGAATACGTGGACATTAACTGGGTGCGTGTAGGACCAGTAGACCCCACAACACCAGCGGTATTGAACGTGAACGGGAACGCCATTGTGTAGAGTTCTGATGACCCCTTGATATTGATATCTCTATCTGTGAACAGTCCACTACCAATATCGGTCAATCGGAATGTTACAGTCGTCGTAACACCATCTTGATCTGCCGCAATTTGACCTATTATATCACCCGTACTCCCGGTAAGGACGAGGGTGCCTCCACCCACCTTAGCTGGTAAGGCCTGAACAGCAGACAGGGGTGATATAGAGAACGTCCTATTGGTACCACCACCACCATCTGTACCTGCGAGTGTCCGAGTCGTGGACGCAGCAATATCGAAGTCCAGGTCCGCATCAGCCGCGGTGGTCCACCCAACCGCAAACCCAATCGCGGCAGTACTGGTCCCGATCAGACCCGAGGTGCTGTTGACTTTAACTTTATAGGGTTGTTGGGCGACGTCGAAACGTCCATCATCCAAAATACCGTAGAATTCAACCTCTCCAACTTGAAGATGCGCGTTGCCCCCATTGAGCTTGGACTTTACTAATAGTTTAAAATATTTGAAAAAACTAGTTGAACCCCCCGATAATGTTGTGACATCTTGAACACCGGTCCCATTGGCTTCACTATGAAGTAAGGTCCAACTTGTATTGTCGTTACTCCCTAATACAACATATGATTTCATAAAATACGAAGAGGCGAAATTAGCAGCTGTTACAAAACGAGTTAATTTAATTTTTTTAGGTAATTCTAATTGTATCCAATGACCTGCATGTGCTGTTCCAGCTGTATCTGTAAATGATGGAAGTACACCACTGATTGCCACGGCTAAGCGGCTAGATGTTGAGTAACCATTATCAACTTTCCAGAATGTTGAGGACGAGTCTCCGTCAAAGGCCTTCCACATCGCTTCCGAACTCGAACCTTCTGTATGTGCGGTTACCACATACCCACCTTGGGACGCTGAAGTCATATCAATGTCTGGATAGACGGTCCCAGTTGAACCCCCACCGACTTTCATTTTAAAGGTTACTTGTGTCCCGGCGGCATTCGGTGGGGTCGCATCGACAACACTGTACAAACTTCCATCAGCACCTTCCAATTGTACCGTCGATCCACTAACAATACCCGTACCGGTAGCCGTGAATACTTGGGTTGACGCGTCAAAGAGCTCGGTCACCCGGTAGCTGAAGAGATAGACGGCCCCGGCGTCGGTTGCACCATCGTCCTCCCTACGCGCCCCCACGAGAATCTTCGTCCCGTCAGAGTTCATGGCGACGCTCGCACCGAACTCGTCACTCCCCTGTGCGTCCAATGCGTCAATTCTCGTACCCGTATCCCATATTGATCCATCGTAGGTGAACCTGTAGGCGGTGCCGTACCTCGGCCCCGAATATACGTGGTCAGGGGACCCCACGACAACCGTCGTCCCGTCCGAGTTTATGGCGACGCTCCTACCGAAGTCGTTATTCGTCTCTGCGTCCGCCGCCACAATCTTCGTACCCGTATCCCATGACCCACTACTGTAGGTGAAGATATAGGCGGCACCGGCGTTGGGTTTGTTGTTACCACCCAAGTCATCATTGTTCATACTCACTATAACTGTGTTCCCATCCCCACTCATGGCGACGATCCGGCCGAACTGGTCACCCCCCTGTCTATCCGATGTCGGTGGCGCAAGGTACGCTTCTTGAGACCACGACGATCCATTAAAGGTAAATATAAAGGCGGCACCCGTCTCCGACTCCGACGGTAAATCATAACCAAACGCCCCCACGATCATCTTCGTCCCGGCCGTGTTCATATTACAATCCCAAAAGAAATAGTCATTCACTACCAAGGCCGGAGTCGTGGTCGTAATCTTCTGTTGTTGGGTCCATATCGATCCATTCCAGGTGAAGTAGTATCCGAAGCCAATTATGTCCCAATTACTTATTGAAAACGCCCCCACGACAACCTTCGTCCCGTCCCCAGACATGGTAACGGAAGTGCCGAATTGGTTACCGGTCGCCGCGTCTGATGCTAGAATCTTCGTACCCGAACCCCATGACCCACTACTGTAGGTGAAGATATAGGCGGCGCCTTGTTTGGTGTAACTCGTGTAATGACCACGGGTCCCCACGATAACCTTCGTCCCGTCTGAGTTCATGGAGACGCTGTAGCCGAATTCGTCCCCGTTCACCGGCGACGGTGCCTGAAGCTTCGTACCCGTATCCCAAGACCCACCACTGTAGGTGAAGATATAGGCGGCGCCCCGTCCGCCCGTTCCACTCGTCGGCACCCCTACGATATACTTCGTCCCATCTGCGCTCATGGACATATTCTTCGCGTCGGCACCCATCAGATCATTAAAGACAGCGTCCGGTGACACAAACTTATGTTCTTGGGACCATCCAGCCACCACCCCACCACTCGTAAGTGTGGTTAACGGCGAAAGACCCGTGATCGTGGGTGGTTGGGCGATGGGGGCCCACCCCGCCGCTGCGTAGCCTTCCATGAACCCAGTTGTGGAGTTATAGCGGATCGTACCCAGGGTAGGGTTCGCCGGTCTCTGCGCTGTAGTGCCACTGCCT